CTCGTTGGGACACTAAAATGGCTGCTGCTGATACTGGTGATCTTGCTGAAGGTTCTAACCTTTATTACACAGACGCTCGCTCTCGTGCTTCTGTTAGTCGTGTTGATGCTGGTGGAGACGGATCTTTTGATTATAACTCTTCTACTGGTGTATTTACATATACTGGTCCAAGTGCTTCTGAAGCCCGCGCACACTTCTCTGTTGCAGATACTAATTCTGTAGACATGAGTTATGCAAGTGGACAGTTTTCAGCAGATGTTGTTTTAGCTTCTGCTAACGCTCTCGAAATCGGTGTTTCAGGTCTTGATCTTAAGTCCTCGATCTCTGGTAATAGAACTTTCGCTGATGACCTTACTATTGGTGGAGACTTAACTGTTAATGGTACTACCACGACGGTTAATTCTACTACTTTAGAAGTAGCAGATAAAAACATCATGATGGCGAAAGGAAATGCTGATTTGGCTGGTGCTGATGGTGCTGGTTTCACTATTGAAGCTGGTTCTGACGACATTACTTTTCAGTGGGCAAACGCTTCTACTCAAATGGAGCTTAAGTCTGGTGCTTCTTTTATCAACCTTAAAGCTAACAAATTCATTGGAGATATTGAAGGTTCTGTTTCTCAGGCAATCAATTCAATCGCTGATGCTAATGGAACTTTAGTTGTTGGTTTCAACTATGGATCTGCAGATACTACTGCTTTGCGTACATGGACACTTCCTGCTTCTCCGGAAGTTGGACACATTGTTCATGTTAAAGCTCCTAGTGCTGTAAACGCTGCTGGGATTGAAATCCTAAGAGCGGGATCACAATTAATTGACGGTGAAGAATTCATTATTTTAGAGTCACCATATGCTGCTGTTAGCATCATGTATGTTGCTTCTAATGTTTGGAGAGTATTCTAATTTAAGTTATTACAAGATTTATTCTTGGGGGGTTTCGGGTTATCCCGAGCCCCTTTTTTTTAAGCGTTTAACTTTTATAGGAGGAAAAATAAATGGCTTATAAATTTCAATTAGGATCCGCAATTTTGAGTGGATCTCTTATACAAGAGGGAAATATTACAGCAGAGGCAAGTGATGTTTTTGCAACCGATCTTTCTGCTTCAATGACAATACAGGCCGGTGGTGACATGACTGTTGCCGGTAATGTTAATTTAGCTGCTTCTGGAAAACAAACCAGTGTAAACGGAGGATTAACTGTTGAAGAAGATTCTCTTTTTAGTTCTATGTTACAAGTTGATGGTGTTTTAGACTGTAACAGTACTGCGGACGTTCAAGGTGATTTTACCTTTAGCTCTGCGATCAAAGGAAGTGTGACTGCTATCACTTCAAATTATACTGTTGGTGGAGGGGTTTATGTCTTGACAGCAAATTCATCTGAAGGCGGATTTATTATCACAATGCCAGCCGCTAGTTCAAATAGCGGGAGAACAATCATAATTAAAGATTCTGGAGGAGACTCACACACAAACAACATTACAATTTCTAGAGCAGGCAGCGATACAATCGACGGAAGAGTTAGCATTGTTCTAGAATCATCGTATGCCGCCGTTACTCTGGTAAGCGATGGGAGCAGTTGGTTCATTTTATAGGAGGAAATAAAAAATGGCTATCACAGATATTAATGGGACAACGATAAGCCCAATTGGAGGTTGGAGGGTTTTATCCAATTCAACAGCAAGAAAAACAATTAATCTAGATGCAGCGCCAACAGCCGGCAGAAAAATATCGGTTACGGATACTGTTGGGGACGCATCTTCAAACAATATTACAATCAATGCCAACGGATCAGAAACAATCGATGGATCTGCTAGTGTTGTTATTAACTTAGACAACGGAAGAAAAGTTTTAAAATCAACCGGTAGTGGATGGACCGTTATTGAAACTTCCACAGACCTTAATGCTGGTGGTGGTGGAAGCGTATCTGTCGCTGGATCAAACACACAGATACAACTTAATGATAGCGGATCACTTGGTGCTTCTAGTAAGCTAACTTTTGATGGTCAAACATTAACGGTTGAAGCAGTGAAGGAAGAAATTCCTACAAATTTAAATCGAAGTAACAAAACACATGATGCATTACAGAATTTTTCTAAAGAGTATTATTGGAAAATTCACAAATTGGATAATGATGTGCCTGGGTCAAATGCTTGGAAAGACGTATTACAAATCCAACCATATGAAGTAGGGACAACGACTATAATAAGAGCCAATATTTGGGCTGCAATTAAATTCGAAATCGAATACTTTGGGAACGAGAACGGCGCCGGGCTTTTTTCTTATTTTGCTCATGGATTTATTGGTTATCGTGACACTGGTGTCACGAGTACGCTATCTCTTACAAATGGAGCTTGTCCAGGATTTCAAGTAGCAACATCAGGAGGTACAGCTACAATGCAAATTAAAGGCGGATCCCATGTGAATGAGGTTGAGGGTGGTCTTAGAATAAGAGTGACATGTCACGTTGGGGCTGGAAGTGAAGGAGATTGCATTTGGGATTTACAAGATCTTAGTGAAGGTTTTGGATATCCGTAATTATTAGAATTTAATATATATGGAAGAAGTAGTAATACGGGAGATTCTACTTGGGATATACAGAACTTATATTCATAATTTTTTTAATTAAAGTTAAAAATTGTTCTAGGGTTCCGACTTATGTCGGGCCCTTTTTTTATTGGAGGATAATTATTTGTAGGACATGGAGGGAAATATGTTTCATTTTTTAAATGGTTGGCTTTTGGTCGGAAATCCAATACCGGAGATTCTTGTTGAGTCTCATCAAGACGTGGAAGTTTTTGTTGCTCCAACGGAAGTTATCAACAATACAAACATACCTTATCAATTGGACTCAACATCAGTGTTCGGACACACGATAAACGACGTCAGGAATGCCAGAAAATTAACACAATACGGCTACGTTTCAATGGACGGAGAAGTTATGGTATACAACCCCGACACGATAAAGTTCTCTTGGGATAATTGCAACTATTCTACAAGAATTAGGGAATGTTCATTTGAGAACGGACACTATCTTTTGGAGAGTTATATAACGTTCGATAAACAACAAGTATCTGTTCGACTAATTCTCTATAACGAATTGATGATTCCTGTTGCTCAATCCGTTCAGACCAACACAAGAATTGTTAAAATCATAAAAAGAGAAAAGACAACGAGAGCATTAATCCCAATGGGTGGCTCATCAGTCAGCGGCTTAAGAAAAAGTTGCGGACCAACCAGTTGTTCCACAGCAAGGCCAACCGGAAACAGAGGAAGTGGAGCAAGAGCCTTCTCTCAAACAACAAAAGAAGATCTTGAGCCAACGATCGTTGTAGTTGAACCGAGATTGTTAGATAGAGATATCCAACAAGCATCTGTTCGTCTGTGGACATCAGTCAAAATAGACTAATCACCGGAGAATTGCTCTTTAAAGAATACATCGAAGCCAAGTAAAACAATAATTAGTCTTTTTCTCGTATTTAGCACTATTTACAATTGATAAGTATTACTAGGAGTAACATTAATGTCTTCAATGTTAGAACAGGCAATCGTGGATGCAAAATCTCTCCGCGAAGCAGCACTAAAGAACGCTGAGCAAGCAATCATAGAACAATATGCCCCAAAAATCAAGGAAGCGGTTGAATCTATGTTGGGCGAAAGCGATAATAAACGCCTCATTGGCGAAAAAGTTAAGTATGAAGGTCGAATCTATGAAGTATCAGTTGGATCTGAGAATGGACAAGTTGGACTTAAAGAATTGGATGGAAAAACTCACATGGTTAGTGAATCAGAGGTTTCTGATTTAACTGAGCAAGATCTTCTTCAAGAGGAAGAGGCAGTGGGAGGATCCAGTGCTGGAAACGAAGCTGGTGGTTCATCTATTGAGGCGCCTTTTGCTGGTAACCCTCGTGTTGATCCAGAAAGAACTGTTGAGTATTCTGTCGAGATGGAAGAACCCATTTATAAATTTAATTTAGAAGAATTAAAGGCTGAAATGGAATCAGAGGAACAGACCGGCGAAGAGCCACCTCCTCAAGAGTCTACTGATGATTTATTAGGTGATTTAGATTTGGGTGTCGAGCCACAAGCCGGACCAGAAGAACCAGAAGCGCCAGAAGAAGATGTTTTAAGTGGCCTCAATTTACAAGAAGATTTAGTAACTGAAATAGAAAATATGTTAAAAGAAATTGTAAATGAAGAAGAAGAAGAAGAACTTCTAGAAGAAGAGCTTATAGTAGATTTGGCCGGTGTCAATAAAAGTGGATGGACAGAGACTTTTGCTCCAACCATTGGGCGCCAGTATGAAGAAGAGCTTGCCAACATGCAATCTACCAAATATATTGAAGAGAATGAAGTTCTTAACCAAAAACTAAAAGATTTAAAAGAAAATTACAAAAAATTACAAATGAAGAATAAGCAGTACAAAGAGACCGTTGAGTTGATCAATGAAAAACTTAATGAGACTCTTTTGTCTAATGCTAAGTTGCTTTATAGCAACAAAACATTAAGCGATGCCTCCTTGAATGAGCGACAAAAGTTAAAAATTGTCGAAGCCATCGCCAAGGTAAAAACACATGAGGAAGCGAAGACTCTATATGAGGCTCTAAATGCTACAGTGACATCCGGCAATGATAAAAAGAAAGGTCCGAGAACACTTAGCGAGTCAGTAAATAGAAGATCCAATTTATCAAGTATTTTACCACGCAGAAAAAAGCAAGCGACTGAAGGCCACAATTTTAGTGATCGTATGCAGAAGCTTGCTGGAATTAAATAGATTATTTAAGGAGGTATATACAAATGTCTATTATAGAAACCCTTACTGAAGGCATAGTAAACCGTGACATGAAGAAAGAAGGCGACGCTCTTCTTGACAAATGGACTAGAACCGGATTACTTGAAGGACTTTCAGATTCTAGAAAGAAGCACACAATGGCGCGTCTTCTAGAAAACCAAGCGAAGGAACTTCTTCGCGAAAGTGCATCTAGCATGCAAAATGGAGATGTTGCAGGTTTTGCTGCAGTTGCATTCCCAATCGTTCGTCGTGTATTCGCCGGACTTATCGCTAACGATCTTGTTAGTGTTCAGCCAATGAGTCTCCCATCGGGTCTCATTTTCTTCCTTGACTTTACTTTTGGTAGCCCTGCTGCTGGAAAACAAGGAACTGCTACTACAGATTCAATTTATGGTGGCGGACGTCTTGGATCGCAAATCACTGGTGGTATTCTTTTGAATAACAACACCATGGATAAGCAACCTCAAGGTATGATGAGCGCGTATGCTTCGGCAACGAGTTCTGCTGAAGTTACTTTAACCGACATTACTGAATGGTTAGATGGAACAACCATCTCTGACAGTACTGCTGTTGATGGATCTCAAACTCTTGATGTAGTTCGCGCAAACACCACTTATGGTCAGAAAGTCGAAGCACTTCTTCAATACGACCCAGATGTATTTGCTGAATTGGGTTCTTCCCGCTTCAGATTTGTGGAAGTAGCACAATCAAGTCTTACTAATTTTAGTAAAGACATGTTTCAAGACATTGATCTTGATCAGGACGGCCAAAATGGAGCGGCTCTTTTGATAGCTTCAAGTAGTGTTGTTCGCCGTCTTCAACGTGAACCATTAAGTGCTGGTAGTGCAAACGCAATGTTTGTTGTTTATAACAGTGCCGACATTTCATCACATGTTGCTGGCGTTACAGCATCTTTCCCTGTGACTGACGGTATCGCTAATGTTGGAGCATCTTCAATCGGAGCGGTTGTTGGTGGAGCATCATGGCCACTTGAGAACCAAACAGAAATCCCAGAAATTAACATTAAAGTTGATTCAATTGCGATTACTGCTGGAACCAAGAAGCTTAAAGCGAAATGGACTCCAGAATTGGGTCAAGACTTGAATGCATATCATAACCTTGACGCTGAAGTTGAATTGACTTCAATTCTTTCTGAGCAAATTGCTCTTGAGATCGATCGTGAGATACTTGGTGATCTTATACATGGCGCAAAGGCTGCTGTATATTATTGGTCACGTTCTCCGGGACTCTTCGTTAAGCGAGATACTGGTGTTGAACTAGGCGCTTCATCTGCTGCTCCTGACTTTACTGGAACAGTAAGTGAATGGTATGAGACACTCATTGAAGTAATCAATGATGTTTCCGCTCAAATTCATCGTAAGACACTTCGTGGTGGAGCCAACTTTGTTGTTTGTTCTCCTGAAGTTGCTAACATCCTTGAGTTCACTTCTGGATACCGCGCAAACGTTACAGCGGACGCTGACAAAGGCGACATCGGTGCAGTTAAAACCGGTTCTTTGAACCGTAAGTTTGACGTTATCGTTGATCCTTACTTCATTCGCAATGTAGTTCTTGTTGGACGTAAAGGAAGCTCTTTCCTTGAGTCTGGTTATGTATACGCACCTTATGTGCCTCTACAAACTACTCCAACAATCTTCGGACCAGAAGACTTCGTGCCCCGTAAAGGTGTCATGACTCGTTACGGTAAGAAGATGGTTCGCCCAGATATGTACGGCCTCGTAATTATCGAAGGTCTACTTGGACAAGCCGGAGCAACTAGTTAAATAATAATTTAACGTTGTTAAAATTGAAACCCCCTTTCTTCGGATTGGGGGTTTTTTTCGTTATGGGGGTTTCGGGCACTACTTACTTATGAAGGAATTTCCTTCGTTAATTGACCTAATTAATAAAAAATTTAAAAGGAGAATTTATTATGGGAACAAAAAGAGTAGGTTGGGCGCGCATTCGCAGCCTGATTAACGAGAATGGTAATCAAATCGCAGCACCACGCGTAAGGCTCAAGACTGCATTGACAGCAGACACAACCTTAGTAAACGCAGACTGCGGTGATATAATCTTATTAGATGGATCCGCAGAACTCAATGTGGAGCATCTCATGCCGACAGCGCCGTTGCTCGGGATGGAGATGAAATTTCTGTTAACAGTGACTAGTCACGCTAATACAGAGATCTTGCTTGATAGCGGGTCGGGCTGCAAATTTGAAGGCTATGCTATTCAGCTTCTTGCCTTGTCGAATGCAACAGCATATCACTCTGACCGCAAACTCGGTTTTGGTGACGCTAGCAGGTTGGGGGCATACCTTCATGTTGTATGTGTCGATGCGACAGCAGGTGCCCTTCGATGGGCAATCGTTGACTCAAAGTCTAGTATCGCTTTCGTAAACGCGTTTAGTTAAGTTTAAAAGTATTAACCTATACTTGCCCCCCTTCCATTCTTGGTTGGGGGTTTTTTATTTTAAAACTAATTATTCCAAACCCATAGGAGCAAAAATGGCCAGAAAATCTCAACGAATCCGCAGACGCAAAATGATTGAGCGGAGAAACGCAAAACTA